CTTTTTAATAATCGACCTATCACTATCATATTACGAACACTTTTTAAAAGCCAATTTTTCACGAGTGGATATCCTGTGCATAAAGTTTTCGGACCACCTCTGCCACTACGTTGCTCACAATTCCGTTTATTTTTTAGTATGTTGATTATTCCCTGTCGCAAATAGTTTCGCATGATCTGACTTTGAGTAAAGTTCTAGATTTCCTATTCTATTATCTGATTTATTATGGTTTTTATGGTGAATATCATATCCGGGTGGTATTTTACCTTTGTAAAATTCCCATACTATTCTATGCATTAATTCTCTTTCACCATCTGTCTGTGAAAAATATCCATGGTTTCTTTTTGTAAACTTCAAACCATTAAATATTTGGTATGGTAGTTCCTTTTTCTCTCGTAACTTATAACCTCGGATTTTAAATCCTTGGTGTACTGATTGTCGAGTCATACCCTCCATTTTTCCTACTTCTGCTAATGAATACCCCTTTTGATAATACCTATACATTTTTTCGTATAATATGTTTTTCATGCTTTAAGTCTATCAAAATGCTTTACACTTGTCAAGTTAATATATGCCTGTAAAAGTTGAGAAGTATTTCATTTTTTGTATTGTTTTCTTAAGGCCTCAGCTAATAATTTTTTTTCTTTTGGTCCCAGTTTGCGACCGAATCGACGTTCGATATAAAGTATTTGATACCTGATCCAAGTTTCCATAATTTTATTTTGGTATACACGAACACCTACCTGTTAGTGAATCACCTGTTAAGTATAAACTAAAAGCAGGGAATCCTTTACAATCAGGTTGGTGGTATATTTTTCTATATGAGAGTCGACAGAAATGTCTTTTTTTCTTTTGACAATCACATCTTACATTCCAAGGTGTGGCGTTATTAATTGCAATTATTTTTGCACAAAAAGGCTTATGTTTAATTTCTTTATGCACTTTTATTTCCATACATTTTTTCCGCTTCGCGATTAATTTCTTTGATAATTTCGTCGGCCTCGTACCTAGCCAACTTTTCTACAATTTTTTCTTTCTCTTTTGGACCTGCTTTTTGGTAGTCTTGAAACACCATCATTTCTAAAATATTGAATTTCCATTGCAGTTGAGGACTTATCATAGCAGTATTCCCTGCGCATAGTTTTCAATATCGACCCAGTCATGTGGGTTGTATCCCTCGCCTTTCATTGCAGGACCGTTGTTTATGGCCTCTTGAAAAGTAATGACTTCATTTTGATGCTCTCTGATCTCGTTTCTAAAAACTGACACTCTCTTTGGCACTGGCTCGTTTCGGAGGAATGAGTACCCTCGTTTTGTAATAAGCCACCCTGCTTTTGTGTCATGCGTGAGTTCGCCGTTGGGTAGTCTTTTTACTACTTTCGCTATCAATCCCAATTTTGCTGCCCAAGTCGTACGGCTTTTGATGGCGTAGGATGCCTTTATTTGGCTCTGTACGTGTACTTGGTTGGCTAAGTGGAAAGGTAGACCCTTTTTTATCTTTTCTTTCACCTGACCCCCCATTTCATGCACTAGGGTGGCTACTAGGTAGTCAATCGAGAAGTTATAAATCGCCATTGATGCGTTGCAGTTCGGACAGCGTGTCTTGTCTTTGAATTGTGGGTATGCCTTGTAGACGATCGCCCGTAGGTATACTGGGTCGAGTCCGAAAAACTTCGCGATTCGATCCAGTAGTGTGCCTACTATTCCGGGGTCATATGAATTTTTTATGTCCTTTTTTTTCATATGAGTGTTTGGTTAGAATGGAATGTCGTCAGGGTTGATGTCCTCGGTTGGGTATTCGTATCCCTTTTCCTCGACCGAAGATGTTTCGCGTGAAACGTTTGGCTTTTCAGGTTTTTGGTAGCCACCATTTTCTGCACCTGCAGGATTTGGTTTCTGTCCGAATTGGACCCTATTTGCTACGATCCCTGTGTGGTATACCTTTGAGCCGTCTTTTTCCTCGACTCGGTTTTTAATTTTTCCCTCGACATAAACCTTTTGACCTTTAACTAGATACTTCGCACAGTTCTCGGCTTGTTTTCCGAACACCGTTGCTGATATAAACTCTACCGATTCCTGCTTTTGTCCGTTGCTGTCTGTCCATGTGCTGTTTACTGCGATGTTTAGACTGCAGAGGACCGTATTCCCAGAGGTCTTGAGTTCAGGTGTTCTTGTAAGGTTTCCGATTGTAATTGTTTTATTTTCGAACATATTTTTAAATATAATTAATTTTTAATTCCGACGTAATCCTGCACCATGGTTTCGTTTGGTCTGTCGTATTTTCCATAGTTTGCGCTTCGGCAGATTGCCCTCGCCTTGTGGTAGGTATACCTCCCTGCTTCCTTTATCTTTTGGGTATACCCACACTCGTTGGGCTTCCACCATCCATCATGTTCGTTGGACCATATTAGCCAATAAACTTTTTGTGGTGTTTTCTTTGCCATTTTATTCCTCGGTTGGCATTTCGCCCTCGACTACTTGGGCTTTAGCTTTTCTGACGCTGATATATTCTTGCTCTACCACCGACACCCCTGCAGGTAAGTCTGCCATCTTTGTGAATTTCTGTTTCAGGATCGTGCTGTCGATTTTGATTGCGTGGTTTTCGATTGCCCATGGTAAGAGTCTGAACTCGTCGTATGAGAAACCCTTACGTTTTGATCTGATAAAATTGTCCCCGGAACTTGTTTTAATTGATGCTAGGTCATTGGCTCTGAGTAGTTCTAGTAGTTCCCCTTGGACCTTGTCACGTAGTTCTTTTTTCTCTTTCATTTGCGACTCAAACACTTCCTCTGCTGCGTTTATCTCGGTCCTGAGGGAGGATAATTCCTCCCCCTTGGACCTGATTTTATCAATGATGTTTGCCATAGTTTTATTTTCGGTTTTCCTTAGCTTCGTCGACTAGTATTAATAATCGGCTTTTTATTTCTTGGTAGTTTTCCTCGGTCAGTTCGAGTTTTGTTTTGTCGAATATAAATTCCTCGGCTACTTTTTTCTTGTCCTCGTCGGCTACTCCCTCAAGTGTGAGTCCGAGTTCTTTTGCCATTGTGAATATGCGATTCTTGAGTTGGATTTTCTTTTCCTCTATCGCTAGTTTCTCTTTAGCTTCTCTTTCGGCTTCCTCGATTTTCTTTGGGTCTATACCTTTCTCTGCCCAGTCCTTGAGCATTTTTCCTGTGTCCTCGGTGATAATAAATGGGTCCTTGTCTATAAAGATTTCAGTTCGGTCTTTTGATGCGACTGCGTAGTGTCCGTCGCGATCCAGTGTGAAGTTCAGTGTAAGTTCGTATTCGTAGCCCTCTCTCTGAATTTCTTTCAATCCCACCTTTTTGATTTTCTTGTCCTCGGTTTGGATTGTGTCGGTCTTGGACCTTGCTGTTGTTATGATGTGGACCTTGGATTGAGTAATTGCTTCTATAAACTTTTGGTGTCTTGGGGTGAGCACACTCCATGCGGCCCAATTGTTTCCCTTGAATTTTGTCTGCCCTATAACGTCTACGCTTTCCAAAATTCCACCCTTTCCATCCCACTCATGCGTGACTGAGTCTATGATAATAACTTCCATCCCTGCTTTCTCGCACTCTGCTATTGCTTCGACGTATCTCTCAGGAGTGTATGGAGCTTCGAGTCGGAGGACATTGAATGTCCCAAGGTGAGAGTAGAGGTCTGCCGATCCGTTCTCTGTGTCTATAATCGCTACTTTGTCCATGCTCGATGCGATGCTCTTTGCCATTAATAATGCGCTATAGGTTTTGCCTGAGCCTGATGGTCCTGACATACCTATTCTTAATTTTGCCTTTTGGCGTTCTGCTTTTCTTAGTTGAGTAATCATTTTTTTAATTTATTATTTTAATTTTAAACTTCGACTTTATAATATGTTTGCTATAACTTTTATCTGTGCATCCCAGAATGGTATGTGAGGGGTTGGCTCACCTGATGCGATCTGTCCGATGGTTGCCATTAATACTAAGGCATCCAGTATCATTGCTACTATAATTATCTTCCCAATGATTGATATAATTTTTTTCATGTTTTTATTTTTGGTTAATTAATTTTTTTGTTTTGGGTCGACCTCCCATCTTTCCTATTTTGCTAAAAAACTCTATCCCTTGGTTTTCTTTCGTTTTTGTCCCTCCCTTTTTTCCGTTGTTTGAGAGGTACTTCCTGACTTCCTTTTTCATGTTTTTAATCCCACCAAAATCTTAATAATGTTTTTCGACCATTTTTCTGCTCATGGAACTCATCGCATTGTATCTCTCTGACAAAGTTCGCAAGGTTTAATGCAAACCTCATCACGTTCTCTGCGCCGAATCTCCATGTTTCCTCAGGGTCTATTTCTATCACTAGAGTGTCGTTTTCGTTTTTCCAATAGTTCATGTCTGCGTCTACCACTTTGTATTTTGATATTCCGTTTTGTCCTAGGTAGTGTATTAATAATTCGTCGATCCTTTCTTTTGGAGGGAGGTTATTGAATCCCTCTTGGTCTAACTCTATCGATGCGTTTTTAATTTTTATCATGGTAATGTTTTGGGCTTGGTGTCTTATGTTGTTTGCCATCCCTTACACTTAAGAGTATATCAAGCCGTTTGCTTTTTGTCGAATGCAAAAAAGGTCAAACAGTGGATAACTCCGAACGCTGTTTGACCCTTATTTTTACCGAGAATTTTACGCTTTTTTAGTTTTTCTGTGGTAGATTTGGTGGACCGTACTTGGTGAATTTAATTTGAATTTTCTTGCCACCTCCCTGAATGACATTCCTTTATTAATCGCGTTTTTAATTTTTTGATTGCGTGATGTTTTTTCTATCATTTGTTTAGTCTACTACAAGTCCGAACAAAAAACAAGGCGTTGTATAATGATAAAAAATCTTGTCCTATGAAAAATAGAAACGATCCGAATCAGTTAACTCGGCACCATATCGTACCGAGTTCTCGCAAGAGCAAAGGCATCGAGGGAGTCTGCAGGGTTAAGCGTTGGCTCCACGAAAAATATCACCAATTTTTTGGTAATATGACCCCTCACGAAATTATTGTGTGGCTCAATGAGACGTTTTGGAATAACGAATATTCCATCACAATCAAAAAAAGTAAGTAACAAAAAACCCCCACTAAGTAGTGAGGGGTTTCTTTTTTAAAAACTGTTTGTATTTTCCATTTGTGTAACTGACCCAAGCGTTGAGTCCTTGCTCTCGGTATATTTTCTCTACTTGCTCTACGTTTCCCTCCAAGGTCAAGAGTCGTTTCGGGCAAATAGTTCCGGGAACATTTATTTGAGCGATTCCACAGTCTACTGACCATGCGTCGCCATAGTCACTCGGTTTGCAAAAAGTAGAATATCTTTTCCCATTTTTATTATAGTAAAAGCAATTATAATTTTTGGCGTCGAGTCGTAGACCACTTTCGTGCTTTAGGACAGCAATGGCTATTTCGGTTTTGTCGCCGAATATCCTCGTCATGTGCTGTTCAAAAGTTATTACTGGATCGTCTGCGCTTATCCTTTGTGGCTTGTAGCCTAACAGGGAGGCAAGCACTAGCACCACCACTATTAATTTGTACCACATAATTGGCTCGTCAGTGAGCCTGACTTTAGGATTCTAGTTCTGCAATTTTTTGATGCGCTTTGTAGTTACCATATACTGCAATAACTATACCCACGATTTGCAAAATTGCATTTATCAAAGTTGTTAGTTGCTCGTTGTTTACTAAATCACCCAAGCCGAGCATCCCTAGCACTGTGATAATTAACCCCACCCACGTTTTGTATCCGTTCATATTTTTTCTATTAAATTAATTAATAAATGACCCCTTTCTATTATACCATTGATGGTTTTAAACGACGATTTGAGTCGCGCTGATAGCCTTTACTATTTCTGTGTCGTCGAATGAGTTGACCAATTGGTCCCTCACTATAAGGTTTAATTGTCCGTTCGCTACTTGGTAGTATTCCCCGGCAATAAGTCCTGTTTGGTTTTCGTCTGTCCCTGCCACTAAGACGTCGACTGGGTTTCCTTGCGATGCCGTTCCTTGGACTACCCCTATGAAGTTTGTCGCCATTCCCTCTACGAACATATTTGCTGTTATCTGACTATTTTGGTAGTTGATAAAAGCAAAATATCCGTTCAGATACATAACTTCTTTCATGGAATAATTCATACCTGAGAGTGACATTTTAAATGTGATTGAACTGATTGTCGTTCCACTTATTACGATGTCGTACACTTTATTATTTAAAACGAGAAGTGCTGTTGTCGCTGATTTTCTGACACAGAAGTTTGTTACGATTCCTCCCACTGCAGTGACTGTTGTTTCGGTCCCTCCAGTCCATGTTGTCCCGGAAATTGAGCAGACTCGGAAGTGCGCATCTAGGTTTGCTGTGTTGTAGTCGGCGTATGAATATAAAACAATTCCGTCTGATAAATAAGTGAATCTATTTACCTTTTGTCCTGCAGTATAATACGTCGACATAATTGTTAGGTCCACCGTTCCTAGTGTTATTACTCCTGCGGCAATTGTCGCTGCGTAGACTCCATGAGTATTTGCTTTTGAAGCACAAAAAGAAGTAGCAGAAACTTTGCAAAGCCATACGTCAACATATTCTGTACTTGTCCAAGGTGTAGTGAGTGGAGTTCCCCAAGTTACTGTTGTCCCAGAAACTGTAAACGAAACAAGTCTTGCGTAGTTAGTTGCTGCTCCAATTAAAAATACACCAGAGTTCGTTGCTAATTGACAGCTTGAAAACCAGTCGTATGTTCTCGTTGCGAGTGATAGGTTGTTTGATGCTGTCACTGTGATTGTATTTCCTGAGACTGTACAAACATAAGTGTAAATCGTTGGACCCTGATAAACTTGTCCGATTCCTACGAATTTATTTGTATCCACAACACAAATTCCTCCCCATGCGCCGTTCATACTTCCTCCTGAATCCTCTACTATGACGACTGCAGTTCCCCAAGTAATAGTTAGGGTTGTCAGGTCTATTGTCCCTGCCATTGCGTTCATTGAACGAGAGGCAAAACCTGATCCACCTCCATAAATTCCAAATTCCACGACAAAAGAATTTGATGTGAGCCAGTGTAGTTTTGTGTATGTTATGTCAGGTGGGTTTGGGGACCAAGGTGGCGATGTATGACTTGGTGGTGTGAGCGTTGCTATTATTTTATTAAATGCTTTTGCAACGTATCCATTTATTCCGTTTGAAGTTCCGACAAGGTTTCCTGCTACTAATGATTCTTTTGCTGTGAGAGTTATAACGCTTTTTCCACGAATAAAATCGTGATGGACTTTTGCATCACTTTCAAGTTTTGGTACGCGATTTTGGTCGTTCGCAGGTGTCGCGTCTTTTTGACTTCTATTTATAAAGTCGCTTGTTACTATTCCTGATCCGGGTGTAATTGCCATATATTTTTATGAGTTTCCTCCATTGATTGTGTATTCAATGGTGGTGTCTTGGTTAGTTCCCTTGGTGTAGGGAGGGCTTATAATTGACCTTGCAAATAATCGCGTTCCACAACGTAGACCAAATTCGTTATAAGTTCCGTTCGCTAATGATCCACTTGGAATAAAGAAAGAAAACAAAACCGAGCCAGTTGATACGACAGTATTCGCTATTAATATTCCAGTGACTGTTGGTGTCTGTAGGTTTGTGTCGGCATTGGTTGGCGCTGTTGTCCCAGTCCCTATTTCAGCACTAGTAAGAACGACGTCGTATGTCAGTATGTTTGCAAGTCTGTTTATAAAAAGTTGAACGCCAGTGTTGGTCCCTAGCATAATTAAATTATCAATCCAAGGTGAGGTTTTCAAAACTTTCCCAGTGATGCTGTCGGTTGTAATTATTCGATATTTCCCTTTGAAGTTGAAGTTTGTTTTTTCTTTTAGTATTTCCATAAAATTATTATATCATATTCAATTTAACCCCATACTGCGAAGTTCCACCTTGAGCCGACGGCATCCCAGTTGTAAGGACCTGTCGTATAAGTTGGCGTTCCTATTGAGTCTGTGAATGTGAAGTTGTCTGTGAAACTGGTGATGTAATCGAGGACCTCGTCGGCGTTTATTACGATCTGTTTGTCTTTGTCTATGAGCAGGGAACTCAAAAACTCCACCATTCCGTAGGTCTGTGAGGTCACTAAGGTTGCCGAGTGAATGAATGAGTTGGGTGTTTTCATTCTCGAACTGATTCTCGATATTAAAAAGGTTTGATTTATTCCTCGGATCGCACTTTGAATGTTTATCATTTGCCCTGTGTCTATCCCTGTTGAGAGTGTTGAAAAACTCCCCTCGTTTATTTCTAGCGCCCATTGCGTTATTTCTGCTCTAGCCCTATCTCTCGCGGCCATTTTGCTGTTTATGGTCTTATCTACTATTTTGTACTCAAAAGTTCCGTATAGAGCCACCGACGCTGTATTAACCACCTTTGTAACGACTGGGTAGTAAGGCAAACCTGTAATAACAACGGCTTGTCCGATAGTTGGTTTTGTCGCAACGGGGAACTTGACTGCTTTTTCTTGGAAGTTATAAAGACAATCAAACGCTGTAGGGTCGTCTATGTTGTCTATCCCCACCGTTTTTGAAACCCCTGCGACTGTCACTACTATGCCTGAGTATTTATACATTTGGAGGAATGTCGTTTGTGATCCGTCAGCAATAAGTGTTTCGCTGTTTGAGTTGCCTAGGTATTCACCCCCTCGGACAATGATTGTATTTCTGATGTTCGTAATGTTTCGGTTAATTTCTAGGCTATTGTAGTTGTATTTTCCGTTAGTATCTGTGAGGTTGAATGGCGACGACGAACTTCCTTTTGTGAAAAAATAAATGTTTTTGTTTTTATCTACGTACCAGTCGCAGTTCGTAATCTGTGCGAGTTGCTGTAGGCACTTGGTTGGGTATTCGTAATTAAAAGCAATATAACTTATCACGATCGGACAGTTGACGTATGTGGTAGTGAAACCACTAGGCAAAAAGTCTGCCACGAAGTCTGCAATAATTGCATTGACTGTCATGTTTTCGTAGATACTTATTATCAGTTTGCTGTCCATGTTGAACGAGTAATCTTTCGCGATGCATTCGAAGTATTCTAATTTTCCAGTGATGCTCTCATTCACCTCGACGAGTTGCCCTCCGAATAAAGTTATCCCATCCTCTATCACTTCCACTGTATCTGAGAGAGCAGGTTTGTATCCTACAGAGTCCGGGCGTCTTATCGCAAAGTTTAACGTGTCGGTTTGGTTTGTGAGGGCGCGATTAAGTCGGACCGAAGTATAGTCGATCTCGTTGCTTTTATCTACGTTGTTTATTTTAATTATTACACTCATATTTTATCTTGCACCTCGCATCTGCATTTGAAGTGCTTTTATTATGTAGTCGCCCATTTGAAGTGCTGCATCCTCTGAGAGATAATTTCCACCGTTTATGTTGACGACGATTCCACCGTTTCCACCTGCTAGATTTCTGTTCGGAGTGATGTTTCCTGAACTGGTTGCTGTGAATAATTCAGGACCGTTCTCGCCGACTAGGTAAGTTGAGCCACCTACAACAGATCCCCCTTGAGCCTTTCCGAACACTGAGTTCCATGCGCTTGAGATTTTTCCTCCAACGGCTTGTCCGACTGACGCCATTTTTGATGCTACCTTTCCAATCGCATCTGAGACTTTATTCACTATGTCTATGAGTGGTTGGAAATAAGCAACGATTGCGTCAATGGCCTCTTTGAACATAATTTTTAAACCTGCCCACACTTCTGCAGAGTGATCACGAAGTAGTACATATATTTTTATAATTTTATCTATCGCAAACCAAAGCAGTCCAAGGGCTGCAATAATAATTCCCACTGGTCCTGCCAGTAAAGTGAAACCTGTTATCACTGCAGGGAGTATCAATCCGAGAGTTCCGACGACTGCCACGATTCCTGCGATCGCCATTGTAGCGAGGACTATGTTTCTTGTCAGTTCAGGGTTGGCTTGTATCCAGTCCATAATCTTTTGAATAATCGGTTGGAGTTGGGTGAGTATTTGAGTGAGGACAGGCGCAAGAGCCTCGCCGAGTGCTGACTTGGTATTATTTATTGACTGGGTCATGATGTCCCATTGTCCTTTTGTAGTCTGAGCATAGGCGAGTGCTTTGCCTGACAATGTATCAGAGATTTTTCCGATATTTTCCATTGCCGTTGCGTCTTTATCTATTTCGATTCCTTGCGCTTTCAATTCTTTAGTGGCACCTGCGTGGACCAATGTTAGGACCTTTACTGCATCCATAAGTCCGATGCCTTTATCTCGAGCCAAATCCATTGCTGTCTGTAGTTCCTTGTTTGCCTCTGCAGTATCGCCAGTGACTTGGAATAATTTTCCAAATGCTCTACTTGCTTCCTCATCGTCAAATCCGAGCTTAAGTGCTGCTTTACCTGCTTCCGTCATTTTCTGTGTAACTACTCCGATTCCGTCTTTTAAGTTAGACATTCCTGTTGCAGTTTTTCTCTGTGCTTCCGTCATGTTCGTGAGTGCATTTTCTACCGTCTTGGTTGCGAGTGCCATCTGTGCCTGATCCTCTGCAAACTCTTTCAGCGCGTCACCTGCCACCGCTGCGACAGCGCCAAAAGCAACAGTTCCCACTGCTGCCATTTTTTTGAATGTCGGTTCCATCTCTTTCAACTTACCAGTCATTCCACTGATAGTTGACGATGCCTCATCCCTTGCTTTTATTATAATTTCTAAAATAGAGTTATTCATTGTGTTTTATTTTTTTACCTCGTTATCGATTTTCCATTTCAATATGAGGGTGTCTATCAGCCACTGTGGTTGGGATATTATTTCTTGGTAGGTCCACCCTGTTTTGTCTGATATTTGGGCTATAAATAACTCCCCCGGCACTACCTCCGACAGTCCCTCCAATAAATTACGGTAGATATGCTCTATTTCGTTTTTTTTTCAGCAGAAAGTCCGTCGGTGATTTTTCTAACTTCTAAAATTATAAAGTCGGAATCTTTTGAGTGCATATTTAGTACCTCGTTGACTGCGTCGGTTGGGACCTGTCCGTCAATGGAAACAATAACAGTTCGGAGTGCCATGTCCTCGCCGTTATTCATAATCTGTACTGGATTCATTCCTTTGACACCCTCAAGTGCATCGTAGTCGATGCTCGTTGGAAGTGCTGAGTTTGTGATGTCCCTTTTTTCTCTACCTGTGAGATAACTTTTTAAGACTATCTCTTTTTCGGACACTGGGGTTTTTATTGTGAATGTTTCTCTTTCCATATTTTTAATTTAATTAATTAATAAACGGCAGTCTGTGTATTTCTTAGGGTTGCCTTGATCATCATTGTGTCGGCGATTGAGTAGAATCCTTTGAATTTTACGGTCTGCAATACTACGTCGTTGTTTGACATTTTTCTAGATACTTCTTGGATTTTTACTTTACCCAAGTCGATTTCTAGTTGAGGTGATTTGGTTGCGCCGATTAATACTGAGGTGTTTGCAAACGTGATTCTCATTGCCTGTGCAAGGTCTGCCAACATGTCGGTATCAATGTATGTTCGGTCCTCGTATGTTAGTTCAAGAGTTCCCTCTACTTGGAATACTGTGTTTAGTCTATCTACTGCTACCACGTTTCCAATAATGAAGTCGTCTTGGAGGTTTTTCTTAATTGAGATACTTCCTTTCTTGACCTGAATCGCTGACGCTGCAGTAAGTCCTGAGAGTGCTGACGCGAATTTAACCGTACCGTCTTGAGGTCTGAATCCGTTCTCTGCGACGAATGCTGCAGTGTTTGCAGTCGCTGTGTTTGCGTTGGCTCTCATACTTGCTTTGAATGTGAGATATTTACCGACTTCAAATTCTACGTCGAGTTGGTCAGTCATTGCGAGTGTATAACGAAGTCCTGTACCACCGTTAGGGTCTGCCGCACTCACCGTCAATGAAGTGTGCTGTGAAGTTTGTCCGACGTTGAATAGGTGGTCATAGACACCAGTTTCGACGAGAGTCGAAGAGGTTTCCGTTCCGAATGTTGAGAGCAAAATCAAACCGAATGATTTGTCATACACTCTACCTCCGATTGCTATTTCGGAATATTTTTTTGTAATGTCTTGAGAAATTGCATCCTCAATTACACCAATAGAACTGTCGTCTGTCGCGAAGTCTATTTTGTCGTCAATATCCAAGTCCATCTTTGGAATCCAAAAAGCTGCGGCGACTGTAGTTCCACGTGCTGTTTCTTTACCTAGCCCAATATTAAACTTTCTACCTATAATTTTTGTCATATTTATTTTTTATTTATAATTGTTTTTAATTTTTCCTCAGCTTCCTCGATGGAGGTTGCTTGAATGGTTATTTGATGCTCTGGGAAGAAGTAGCCCTCATCGACTTGAGAACTCTTATTCTTGATCTCATCTTTTCCCATCATTTTGTTTTGTGATTTTTCTATCATTTTTTTATTATAACATACCTATAAAATAGTTGACGCGACCTTTGCCCTGAGCACGATTTCCTGCATAAATGCTGCACCCTCAGGCGTTGCAATATGTGTTCGTCTACCCATAACTGGCATGATCCAGTCGACGGTATTCGATAGAGTTTCGTTGCTCTTTTTCTCTAAAATATTAACTACTAATTTTACAATATTGTCGAGTATTGTTTTTGCTGACTGTTCACCTTTTACTGTTATTTCTTGGAGTATCCAAATGTTGAAAGTTATGGTCCTCAAATTACTTGAGTCGTCGAGCATTTCAGAGTCCTCGTTCCCAACGTCGAATATCACTGCAGGGTATCCCTCAATGTTTGGGTTTGAGTAATCATAAACAAAGGCGATTTCTGTCACCGTTTGAAGTAAGTTTTTAATTTGTACGCGTACTGCGTTTGGGTCAAATGTAGCCATTTTAATTTTTTGCTATTTCGCTAGTAATGTTAGACAAAGCCTCGGCGAACTCTTTGTCGATGTTATCTCTTTGAATGTCTACGGCTCTTTGCAGGAATGGGTTTGCAATAAGGTGACCTCTTTTTGCGATTGATTTTGCGACTGCCCAAGGGTTAAGTCCTTTTTTTGCTGCCCACGCTTTTAGTGATCCACCTGATGGAAATGTTGAGAGTGCTGAGCCGTCATGCAAGTCTTTTGCGTACGGCGCGTTCGATCGTAGGGACCCTTGAAACCTCCCAATGTCTAATCTCCAGTTATCTCGCAAGTTTCCTGTGTGTACTGGCGCCTGTTGTTTTTCCTCGCCGAACACTCGGACCAGTGCGCGATTGATCGCTCGGTTTATGTGCTTTTCAGAAATTGCCGGGTATCTTTCCATGTTTGATACCAGTGCTTTGAGTCCTGTGATTTGTAGTTCGACTGCCATATTATTGTTTTTCAGATTTAGTTGCTAGGATTCGCTTGTAAGCGCAATTGAATCCTCGGTCATGGTTGACTACTCCTCGGACCGTATAAACGACAGAGTCTATGGTGACTTTGTCTGCTTCTCGAATGTCTACTCCAGTTTCCACAATAATCGCAAAACCTGTGCCGTATTGAAATCCGTTCATTGATGCCTGTTCCTCTGAGAGTGGTCGCAAATAACACGTAGCGCTACCCACACTCGCGTAGACTGACTTATCCCCTGTGTATGACTGACGAGAGATAGCCGATATTGTCTTTTGGTTTGTAAAAGTAAGCATTTAACGTGCTGCGTTATTTCTCTGATAATTCGCCAAGACAGTCTTTGCATTAATTGATAAATCTTTAGCGCCGTAGGTGATGGATTGTCCCTCGGTAGTTTCGGTGGAAATTCCTGCCGATTTTCTTGTATTCAAAATTGTCGCACACATTTCAGTTGCCACGAGTGTAATGTCCTCAGGTAGTGTGTGGTGTGCCACGTCAAATTCGTTTGTGAAATCTATGAGGTATCCTGCGTTATAATTTACTCTCATTCCCTGCATAGTTTCCGGGAGTTTCGCGTAGAACTTAATATAGCCTTCCTCAAAATATGGGAGGTAACTATTCGCGTCGTATGTATTCCATACTGGACTTGTCGGCGTTCCTGCTCTGTATTCTACGGATGCCACCGTATTGACAGGGTATTGTTTTAAAAATAGAACGCGACGACCTCGATACGTGTCTTTGATTTCGACATAGTCTGCGACCAAAAATTGCCTACCACAATAGTTTTTAATAAATTGGGTTACGTACGTGATTAATTCGTCAATTAAAGCATCACTAGTTGAGTCTGTGATGCCTAAAAAACTTTTAACTTTTGCACGACTCGTCAATGAATCGGTTGGTATTGTGATAGGCATATATTTTTTTGGTTATTATTCTAATTTGTCGGAATCCTTGGAGTCTTTTTTGTCGTCTTTTTTGTCGTCTTTTTTATCAGACTTCTCATCCTCCTTTTTTGCTTTTGCTTCCTCCTTTTCTTTTGACTTTCCAGTCAATTCAAAGTTTGAGAGGTCGCAGTCTTTCACTTCCTCTTTGGAGTAAAATTCACCTTTTAGAAAGGTTTTTGTTTCGCCCTCAGGGAGTGAAACTGTGAGATTTGATTTTGCTTTATACATATTTTTTTGCAGGTTTCCCCGCGCTAATTAATAATAATTTTTAATATACCGACCAAGGTATCTGTGCTTATTATAACACAGATACCCAATCGAGATACTAAGCCGCAGTCAAGGAGTTATTACTTGAGGACTTCACGAACGGAGTCACGATTGCAACGATTGAAACTGGTACGTTTCCTGCACCTGTTTGTGTCGCTACACCCTTGATGTTCTTGATTCCTGCAAGTGATACTCTACCTGCTGCAAGACCTGTCGCTGTTGCTGCCACGAAAGTTGCGAGAGTCTGATCGTAAGTCGTTGGTGTTGCCACCTTGGACCCAGTCACAGTCACAACAGTCGATGGAGAGCCACCTGACATTGTCCCGAAGTTAACAACGATTAAAGCGTCGTCGTTATAGATTTCAACGTCAACGGCAGAGCCAGTTGTAGTTGAAGTCTGAATGACTGGAGCAATAAGGTTGAGAACTTTTGTTTCCTCAGAAAGAATTTGCATAATTTTTTCAAGATTAAACTAGTAATAGACCACGCCTCGGACTATGAAGCGGAAGTTTTCAAACAAGCGAATGCTGCAGGTAATCCAACAGCAAGAGCGTGTCTTGTTACTACGCGAACTGCAGACATATTTTGCGCGAACAAATTGTCTGATCCAACAGTTGCATCTTGAGAAATTGACACACCCATTTCTGCGCGAACGCCCATGTAAACATGCTTTAAGTTTCCGAAAAGAATGAACTTGGTTGATACGGCAGTTGTGGTTGGCATCTTATCAGAAAGCAATACAGGGTATCCCCATAGAGTTCCTGCAGTTGCCGTTGGGAATCCTTGACCTGCTACTGGGTTGGTCATGAATGGAGTTGCAGTAGAGATAAAGTATTCACCTGAAGTAGAAGCCTTACTCTTTTGAAGTATTGCCCATACTGAACGATGCATGATAAACGCTGCACCTTGCAAAGCCCAAGGCTTTACGTTAGTAATCAAGTCACGAGTATTGTCGCCTGTTGCACAGGTTGCGAATGTCGTGTTTGAAGTACCGTTTGCAGGTTGAACTACTGTGACACCAGTGTCTACTAAAAGACCAGTAAAAGGTGATCCAGTTCCTGCTAAGCCTTGCGTATCAAGCATACCTGCAATAGCTTCGGCGAACAATTCTGCCAATAAATCGACTACAGAAACCGTAGCGTCTGCAAGTAATTCGTTTGACATTGGAGTAATACCAACAAGACTCTTTGAAGAGAGAACGACTTGTTCGAATGTTGGTTGTGATCCTGTACCTGCTGTGGCTTCACCCGGATATGATACAGTCACAGTTGCTGACAAGCGAGGGACATTTAATGTATCGCTTTTCATTGGGAACTTTCTTGCTAATTTTGCAATTAACCCGAAGTCCTCAACGATACGATTAACTTCCGCTGCAAATTCCTCAGGCACAATGAAACCTCCTGCTGATCCAGTTCCCTCTGTGAGGGTCTTGAATGCTGCGATTGAGTTCATGTCCTTGTGGAACACTGCCTTGATAAATTGAGCAGTCTTTTCCTTTCCACTAAGTTTTGCTTGGTCCTCAGGTGTCATTCCTGCGAATGATCCTTTGAAAGCAAACTTGTTTCCAGTTTCGCCTAACTCTTTAAGTTTAGCTTCGACAGCTGCACTTGCTGCTTTGGTTGAAACTTCGTCAAGAAGTTTTACCAATTCTTCCTTTTCTAACGTTATTTTTTCACTCATAATTTTAATTATAAAATTAATCTATTAATGTGAACTATTTTAAAAGACCCATTTCACGCAGTTTTGCGTTTACGATTGACAGAGCCAGTTCGTTACTCTTGTCTTTCGCCACTAGTGTTTGACGAATCAGGACCAAGTCCTCGCTTTTTAGTTCGAGACCTTTTTCCTCTAATTCCTCAGGGTCCTCGTCACCCTCGATATGCTCATCGCCAGTCTTGACCTCTGTTTTCCCGTTCTGCTTTTCGTCAGCAGAGGAATCAGCTTTTAACTGTTCCAAGACGGTAGTCGCAGTTTTCATACTTGCGATTGCGTTATCTATATTTTCCAAAGTTTTCGCCGACAATGTCCTCCCGGACTTTATCAAAAACTCTATAAAATTCTTTGTCGATTCCTCAGTCATTGCTCGTTTGATCGCGTCTTGCATTGTACTCTGTTCGTCTGCGTCTACTCCGTCGGTCTTGGCTACTTCTTGGAGTAAGACTATCACTTCAGTCAATAACTTTTGGAAGTCCTCGACTGGAGTATTTTCGTCAAAGTAAACGGACCAGAAAGCAGAAAGGATGTCAGTCACTTCACACCACTTTTCCCATTTTTGCTCTCCCATTTCCTCTGCGTTCACTTCGTCAGCGACAGCACCTTTTTCAATCTCAGGAAGTAGTGAAACGTCTAGAGATTTCATTGCTAACTTTAGGGCCTCTTGGTTTGCAGGAACTGGTACGAATGAGATTTCGAGAAGTTCTGCTTTTGTGATGCAGTTTCCATTTCTTTCTTTTGGAATAAAACCGACACTCACTGCGTTTAGGTATCCCTCGTCATATAAAACTTTTACTTGCTGTGCTTTTGGATTTCCCTCTGCAGGAGCAAATTGGAACGACGCCTCAAGTCCTCTTTCAGTGTTTTCAATACTGGTGACTTTCGCGATTGGTAGTTCGTCGTATTTATGAGCCCAAGGCATCACTGGGTTTTTCATAAAATTATCAAGTTCCCATCCTGTCTGATCTATGGAGTCACCCATTCGGTCCACGACAGAAGTTGAAGCGAGTACACGATACTCGTTTTCTTTTTCGCCCTTTGTTACGTAACCTTTGAAATATATTTTTTGCATAATATTGTTTTTATTTCTTTATAATAGCACGACGTTTTTAAAACTATTAATCAATGTTTGTAATTTACTTATTTATCCTTTGATAATATGGCTATAATTTGTTTTTGCAGTTCTTGAGTTACTCTATTTTGCTCTACCTGCTCTTGCTGTAAATCTTTTATTGATTGTTGAATATCTTGTATGTGGACTTCGTGGTTTGAATTAATATTTGCTATGTTTGATTGTATCACTGCGATATCTTTTTGCATACCGAATAAAAATGCTAGGACCACCACGAGTGGAGCAACCGTTGCAATTAAAAATGTAATTTTTGATTCCCACCACTTTTCTATTTTTAGTTCTTTGTCCATATATAAAATTATTATAACATACGCTATTCTAAGTTTGTAATTTCGTCTAGTAATCCCTGCCAAAAATCTATAGACGTGTTTGCATTACTAATTCGGATTGTGTGCTGAGTATTTTCTTGAACTATAAAAGCGTTTTGTTTATCGACCTCGTTTTGTATTTCTTGCACTGATTTAACCCACACACTTTTTTTGTAAGTGATAGGTGATCCTGTTTCGTCGTCGGTCACTGTGACGTCGACTAGATATTCATATTTTGTACCTTTTACTCTTATCATTTTTTTCTTAAATTAATTTATAATATTTTATTTAAATTATATACTGTTAGAGCCTACCCTGACAAAATACACATCCGAAGAATTGTACCTAATAATGACCCCTTACCCGAGGGAACGAAGCTAAGACCAGTAGACTCTAACAATATACAATTTTTAAATAACTATGACTTACTCTTTGGATAATTCCACTTCGTAACTTTCCATCCATAAAATGCTACACCCAATGTTGAGACATTTCCTAATTTTGGATATACTTTGAACGGCTCAGACATTTGACCAAAAATAAATGGCTTTTGTGGCTCTGTAGAAACACTCGGATTATTTATTCTAAGTCTGAATGCGAACACGTCTGTTTTGTGTATTTTTGATTTTCCTTGTCCTGTTGAATGTGTATACATACTACTTCCAGTGTTCCAATCGTTCAATGTCATTGGGAGTGGAATTCCTCCACCAGTTGATGCTAAATCTGAATTACTTCCTTTCCATTCTGCAATATCAAAACTAATATAAACTTTTCCGAAAGCATTGCTTGATGGGTTATATTGCCACTCAGTGCGTCTGTCAGGCATAGGAGCCCCATCTGAATCTTTTTGGTATCCACCACCATAACAGGACCCAGTTAAGTCAACACCGTTTCTATTTGTTGGGTGTACAAAAATATTTTTTTGATTGAATTTATTTCCGAATGAATCATACTTTCTATTTTTTCTTTTATATCGCATTAACTCTATCACTGGATTGTAATTTAAAAATCTATCGTCATGTGTTGGGAAGTGATAAACATGGAAATTCCATACTGTGTTATCAGGGTGACCTTGAGGAGTTCCAGTTGCTAGGAATGGCTCACCGTTATTGGGTATAGCAAATTCAAGTTTTGGTATTGGTATTTTTGCGGGTATGACGACTGGTATCTGATTGTAAAATGCCACCTGTCTATTTCCATGAGCAGGATCGTATACAGACTGCAACATATCGCCTGTGGCAGTCCCTGAGTTTTGGTTTCCACCGAGACCAACAGGACCACCTTGGTGGACTTCAAGATTTTTTAATCTTTCCTCTAAATCTTTTATAGCACTTATGCTGAGTCTGTTTTTTCCTCGCAGGGTTTCGAGTCTATTTCGTATTTCCTCTGCAGATATTTCGGTCCCATTTTTTCCGTTCTTTCCGGGAACTCCGGGAGCACCGTCTTTGTAGTGTATTCCTTTGACTGGTGTTACTGCTTTTAAAAATTCAGCACGTTCTTTTTCTGTGAAGTAGTCTTTGCCTTTCACTGGTGTTTTTCCGTCGTCGCCGTTCTTGTAGTCCACTCCGAACTTTGGCGTGACTGCTTTTTTAAAATCTATTATCTCTCTTTGGGTGAAATAATCTTTGCCTTTTTTGGGAAGTTTTTCACGCAAAACTTTCACAAGATTTCCTGTGAGTCTTTGCTCTATCTCGTCGCCTTTTATTTCTACTTTTATGTCAATTTGTTTTTTATTTGATTCCTCGATTTCTTTTCCTCGGACCTCAAAAGTTTCAGCGTATTGTTTATACACTTCGGCAAGACTATCCTTGAGAGTACCGTCGAGAATATCCAACAGTTCGTTGGTTTGTTTTACCTCATTTCTTAAGCCTATCAAATAAGGTGAGACCTCGTTTTTAATTATTTTTTTTATCTCTATTTTTTCCATGGTTTTTGATTGTAGAAATAATTGACTCAAGTTTTTGGTTGGTAGTTTTTATTTCGTTTCGCACTCCTATCAAGAGAGGTTGCGCGTCACTCTTTATGATTTCTTTTATCTCTTTTGTTTCCATAATTATTCCTCATCGCCAAATATTGGGATGGTTGTACACTGACAGTTTGGATGTACTGGTGGCTCGGTGTCGCCGTTTGGGAATGCGTCATTGATTGAAACAATTTCGCCGTCGTTTTGTAGACAGTCCTCATCCTCAGGGTTTACCACGATCCATTGGTGTTGAGTCACCCCTGCCTGTAGGTATCCTTGAATTGCGCCGAAGTTTGAACTTGCTGCGACTTCCGTTCTCGCTATCATATCGGTCCTGAAGTCTTGAGCGCCCTGATAAATGTCAGCGACTCTCTTTGAAATATCGTCAAGACTTTCCCCTGCGTCGATTCCGTCTTGGATTGATTTTAACAAGTCCTCGCGTGTGGTTTCGTTTATGTTTTTTGCGAAGTATTCTGCTCTCTTTGGTATAAAGTTTTGGACCTTGGCGTCGTCTAAGTTGAAACCCTCGCCATTGGCCGCGTTGTTTCCTGCCTTACCTGAGTCCTTTATCCATTGCTGAATAAATGGAGTTATCAAAGAGATTCCAGTTCCGACGCTCTTATCGAAGTTGAATAAAATATCAGAGACGGCTTTGTATTGAAACTCTTTCGCCTCGAGTCCTTTCATTTCCTCTTTTAAGTTTGCCTGTACTTCTTTTTCTTGCACTGCAAAATAGTCCCGGAGTTTTCTTTTGAGTGGGGACACGTTCGCCATTCTTTTTTTCCAGTCGTTTATATGCGATTCTTTTGCGTCGCTAGTCATTCCTTTCCTAGATGCATTCATTTGCCTTTTTGTTTGTGGCATCTTTGCTACGAATGCTTCGACAGCACTTTCGGCAACGCTTTTTGTCGTATCAGTCTTTTCTTTTTTTGAAACTTTTTCTTTTCCTTTCACTGATTTTGTAGTATCAGGTGGGGGAGTTTCGTCGATAGGCTCTTGTCCGAACACTCCGTATAATTGCTCACCGTTCTTTGTCGTTGGTAGTCCCTCTTTTCTACGAATGTCGTTCGTAGAGAGCCACTTGTTATGTCCTGCAGTGTATTCGAGTGTCAGTGCTGCTCGGTCCTCAGGAACTGGTGACACAAATTCTAGACGCAAATTATCCTCAAAGGAGGGGAGTAAAAATTCATTTATTGCGTCTACCATTTTCTGCATCAGTGGCTTGATAGTTCGTAGTTCAAAAATATAAATTGACGCATCAGCGTTTGCTCGGTTTACGTCGTCTGTAATTCCCACGATTGATTTTGGTACTCTAAATAATGCTAGGATTTCATCGCGTGAGAATGTTCGCTGTGCTAGAAAGTCCATGTCTTTTTGGTTGCGTGTAAGTTCTTGGTATTTCATTCCACCTGATAAAATAGAAACCTTGAACGCGTTGTCGGACCCTCCATGTTCCTCTTGCCATTCCTCTTTTAGTCGCTTGAACTCTGCACTGTCCATTGCACCCTCGCCGTCAACGACAAGAAGTCCGTCAGGTCTTGCGCCGTTTTTGAAAAAGTTAAGATTCCATTTTCTTGTTTCGTTATCTGTTTCGATCGCGTACGCCGCCGCTTCAACGATTCCCATTCCCATGTGAGGGAACGGATGGTTTGCTTTAGGGTCAAAGTTTTTGTGGTGAATAATTTCCTCAGGTGTGAATGGAATCACTTGTCCGTCAGGTTGAGTGAAAACATACCCTGATACTTTTAACGGATTCTCTTTGTCTGCTACGATTTTGACTTTATCAGGTTTTAACAAATAGATTTCTTTCACTTCGCCTGTGCCGTCTTTTCCCTCACGCGCAAGATACCAGAATGCATTTCCTTGCAGGTCCTTGAACGCTTGAGTGTATTCAAATAATTGGTTTTTTGTAGTGAATGGATTTACTTTGTTTAATAAATCAAGCACTGCGTGTTCGTGAATTTCCTCGCCGTTTTTTAATAATTTTAATTGGATATTTCCAACATCCTCTGCTCTCGCTTGGACACAGGCGAACACCCAGTTGCGATACTCTGAGAGAAAATCTTTGCTCGTCAAAGATCCTCCGTAGTTTCCTCCAAAACGCGAGATAAGATTTTGCGTGAATGGAGCGCGAATCATTTCTTTTTTACCTACGATTCTACTTAATATTTTTTGTGCGATATTCATAAGTTTTTTTTAATTGTTTAATTTTTAAATTATAGCATACGACTTTTTTTTATCTAAATGTGATGGTTTCGATTTTGGGCTTTGGTAGGAACTCGAACATTGCCCTCATCATAATTGTATCAGAAAAGTCAGGGGACCGACCTATCCTCTCTTTTATTTTGTCCTTTGGTATGATCTGAAGTTTTTTGTCGCTATCTCGATTCCACGCCTTGATCTGTTCAAATTCCTCGCTGAGTAATTGTTTTATGGTTGAGTTTTGGGTCCTGACTGCGATTTCTCGCTTGTTTATCTTTCTTGCCACAAAGAAGTAGCATTGGGCGCGTAGGTTGAGGTAATTTTCCCCTCTGTACGGCTTTCTACCCCCCATAAAGCCCTTACACCCCAATCTGTCGCGAACACCTCCACCAACGCCATCCTCGTCGACAAGAACGTGGGACAAAGGCACTCCGTAGAGTTCTCGCCACTCGTTTATGCGATATTCGGTACTAATCACGTCAGGGTTGTTTGGATCGGTGACCGTAGGCATCTTTTTGTAACCCACAATTCGCTTACAGTCCCATCCCTCCCAGTATGAGAGGACCGTTCTGTCGTCACCGAAACGTGCGATGTCGGCAATGATATATTTCTCACTTCCGGGCGCTATCACGTTTGTGAACATATCATTTATGCCCTCGTATTCGCAGAGTATCGATGGGTCGTCGTCGTACTCCCAGTTTCCATAAAGTAGACGCTCTTTCGTCTGTCTGTCTAGTCCGAGCAAGTTGTCCACATAACTTTTATCTAGGAATGGGTTGTCGCCGGGAAGTGCCTGAATAAACTTTTTGTTTATTGGTAGCGTTCCATCTCTCGACGGTCTATAAAACTCTGAATATAAATATCCTTTGTGAGGGTTGCAGGTTTCAAGTTGCTTTGGCACGAGTCCGTTTTCCTCGAGTTTGTAACGGATACGTGAGCGTAGCACGTTCTTTCCTTTTTGCGTAACCTGTGACGCCTCGTCTATGAACGCGCCAGTGTATTCTGTGGACCCAAGGTAGTCGTAGTCAGGGTCCGACGGATAGAATTTTAATTCCTTGAGATAAACTTTCGAGCCTGTCATTGGGAACGTAATAATTCCGTCGTTTTGGTTGTACTTGTAGTGTTGGTCTGCAATCATTCCCCATTGTCTGCAAACATCAAAAAAAGTCAGCAAGGTTGATTCCTTTAGTGACTTCAATTCCTCTCGAGCAAGGCAGTACCTCACGCCTTTATATTTTAAGCACTGACGAATAATCCATCCACACCCTAGCATTGATTTTCCTCCACCCCCGGCACCTCCGAATAGTAATTCGTTGGTTTCGTTATCTGTGAGATATTGCAACGCCAAGTGTTGTTTGTTTGTCAGTATCCACTTGATCTTGATTTCGGGTTTCTGAATTTTTTGTGGTTGATTCATTTTTGATTTCTATTGGTTGGTAAGGCATAGTTATAAATTCGGTAATTTGAGGAACGCTATGTTCGACCATTGATTTCTCATTCCAGTCGTTGACCACTTGAAACCATAATTTAAAAAGTTGAGCGTCACCTTTTTGTATTGTGTGAGTGTATAAAGCAAAGACCATATTTTTTGCGAGACTTTGCGCCCAGCTTTTTGACTCAAGCAATGGGTTATTTTCTGCAATTTTTTTATTCCACTCGGTCAGAGTGTTTGGGTGTATGTCGTATTTTTCTGCGAAGTCTATTTGCGATCGTATCTGTGCGACCTCTAGCATTTCCTCGTCGTCTATTCCGATATTGCGCATCATTTCGTCAGGGGATAGACGCTTGAGATAAATCCTCGGCAGTGATTTCCATAACGCATATTTATTATATAACTCGTCAGGGAGTTTCCTTGCGTCTGCGTCGTTGGTTGTCAATTCTTTAGTTGTTTCTGTTTTTATTTCCATGTCGGCGAGGCAGGAATCGAACCTGCTACCTTTCGCCTATCTGGATTGGTTACCAGAGTGCGAACGCTCTATCCATTGAGCTACTCCCCGATTTCAGGCGTAGTTGTAAGGCTCTTACCTTACTTAGGTGGAGGGCACATAACCTCCCTATCCACTACCTTACACTCGCCTGATTAAAAAATAAAGTGTTTTGTTTGGAGCGTTGGTTGAGGAACGCTTGGGTCCAGTTTTGTCACTTCGTACAACGACTAAAAAGTCGAGAATAGTCGTCTTGTCTTTTATTTTTTGTGAATGTGCCGACTGTTTACTAACTCTGCGATTTCCTTTGCTCTCTCAGGAGTTATCTCTTTCAAGAGTTCTGTGATAAATTCGCGATCTATTTTGTTTACCATTTGGTGTGCGAGTATTTGCATTTCCATTCCGATCGTCTTGAAACTATCGAGGTACTTTGCAAAACTCATTATACCATCCTGTGCTTCTTGGGTATAAAAGTCAGGATTTTCTGCTATCAATTTTTGAGCGACAGAGATGTAAGTATTAAAGTCTTTTGTTTCAGTTTCCATCTGCGTTATTTTGTTTAATTAATAATTCTTTACGATGCTCTCGATAGAGCGTCAGTATTTCGAATATGTCACACTCAGGTCTTGCTAACCAGTAATGAATAAAGTCAAAGCCCTCATGCACTATGGCCTCAGGCTTTGGCGTATCTTTGGTTATTAATTCCAAGTGTGGCATTTTTAAATTCCCTTTAGAGCGTTTATGATTTCCTCCCACAAAATGGTTTCATTGATGTCCATTTCGCGTGTGGTTTTTTCCCACATTTCTCGGACCACTATCCATGCCATTCTGTTTGAGGGAAGTATGTCGAATGTATTTTTAACGGCTTGAACTTCTTGCCATTCTTTTTGGAACGCTGCGTCGTCGGTTAGTTTGTAGTGGTCTTTGCCAAATTCCCCCATCACTATCACTGGCTTATTATTCTCGTCTTTCTCTGCGTACTTGTCTACGAGAGCGAGACGTTCCTTTTCGGTTGCGTTGGCTATCGGTCCAAGGATTTCCACGATCCGATTTCTCGCACGTGCTTTTTCACTGTGAAGTGGCACGTTGAGTCTATCGAGTATGTCCTTGATTTGATAGTTCGCGAGTTCGATTGATTTGATTTCGTTTTTTTTCATGCGTAATAAATTAACTAGTAATGAAATTAACTCCGAGTGCTATAAAGGTGATTCCGAATCCAAGTTGAATATCACCTCCACCTATAAACATAAAAACAAGCCCAAGCACTACTAGACTTATTCCAAATATTTTTCTGAACATAAATTATTCTTTTTCCTCGTTATTTTCAGCATCCTTTTTTTCGAACACTGATTCGTCTATTGGGTTGACCTCATCCAATAAAGCTTTGTGTTGATAAATGTTTCCCACCTTTTCCATCTGCCTTACGTTTTGCTGTGAAAGGTAGACGATGTTTTCCTCGCCCTCGAGCGCTATGCAGAACGCGCCGTTGATCCAAGATATTGAGCCAAGGGTTTCCTTGGTTGTATTCTCGCTATCTTGCACTGGGAATTTTACAATGTCGCCACCGTATAATTCCATACCTGCTTTGTCGAACATTCCAGTAAACTCCCGGACAAAGACCGAGGTGTTGTCTACTATCATGTCGGCGTCGTTTTCTGTGACCACCGTTTCGATGCCCACTTTATTAAGAGACATAGTCTTGACGACTTCGTCTTTCCACACACTTGCGCCATCCTCTAGGAGGGCGTATAAAACTTTAAACTTGTCTTGTTTGAACATATTTATTTTTATTTTTGTTATGCGACCTTGATAATAATTTAATTATATACTATTACGAACACCTTGCAAGTGTTTAGAGCAGGACTGCCTTGTCCCCAGTTTCTTTTTCCCCTCCCATAAGTTTCGCAACATCCTCGGCTTTGGTTGCGTCGCCGACGAGTAGTCTGTGCTTTCCTAATTGGTAGAGTTGCCCTGTTTTTGAGACTGGTATTTCCGGGACTTCGATTTCCTCGTCATCCTCGTCGTTGTCCTCGAGTCCGAATATCTTATCCATTTCGTCTGAAGTAAATCCGACCTCCAAGAGAATGCTGTCGTCAAAGTTGGCGAGTAGGTTGTAGTCAAATGCGCCAGTGTTTCTGTTGAGTCTAAGGTTTAATTCCATCTCTTTTTTAATGTCAGGAATGTTCACATAAACGACAGGGACCTCTTTGTATCCCATTTCTTTCGCTACGAACAGTCGGAAGTGTCCACCTATCACAATGTTTTTCCTTTCAGGCGCCGAGTTCGCTATGACTGGGTCCACCATACCGAATCGCTTGATGCTTTCCTTGAGTTCCTCGATCGCTTTGTTATCCCACTTTCTTGGGTTGTACTCAGCAGGTATCAGGTCCCCTATTTTTACTAAAATTATTTTTATATTTTCCATATGTTTATTCCCCTCCCCTGTCGACCCCCTAGGCTAGAATACCTTATTTTATAAGGGTTTTAGCCAGTGGGGGAGTGGGGGAGTGGTCTATTTATCCCAAGCAAACCCATTTCCGAAGTGACCCCACTGTGCTGTCTTTTCGTACTGTGGCTCTCGGAGGTGTAATAATTCTATGATTTCGTTTGGCTTTGCGCTCACGTTTGTCACCTGTCTTTCCTTTCCGTCTACGTCTACGGTGATCATAACTGGCTCTGCTATCCCTATTGAGTAGGCTAGTTTTACGGTTACCCTCTTTGCGTCAGGGTCTGCTTTGAGCATTTGAACTGCTAAGTATCGAGCCATATAAGCGCCTGAACGGTCTACCTTGGTGGCGTCTTTCCCTGAGAAACATCCCCCTCCGATTGGTATCTGTGGACCGTAATTGTCGACGGCTAGTTTTCTACCTGTCACGCCAGTGTCTGCTTCGAAACCACATTGATTCCATTCCCCTGCAGGATTTATAAAAATCTTGTAGTCGGTCCAGTCGAGGTGTTGGTCTGCTACCCATTCCATGATTAATTTTTGAATGTCCTCGTTTTTTGTCTTTCCGAAACTTGCCACGATTTTTTTAATAAATCCGTCGTTATCAATTGTGATCTGAGTCTTGCCGTCGTATGGGTGTTCGGCGTAGATAAACTTGCAGAGTGAACGTGCGAGGTATAGTTCTTGGGGTATGAGGTCCTCGTTATCTCGACACGCGTATCCTGACATAATTCCTTGGTCACCTGCGCCACCAACATCAACACCCTGAGCGATTTCAGGGCTTTGACTGACGATATTTGTTTGCACTCCGTATTCGGTCCCGGCAATTCTTTGCGCTATCTCTCTCGCGTTTATGTATGCCTTGGTTGTCAGTTCCCCTGTAATTGTAATAATTCCATGCCCTCCCATGGTTTCAATTGCTACGCGACTCATTGGGTCTTGCTCTAGACAAGCGTCGAGTATTGCGTCGCTGATTCTGTCACACAATTTATCCGGGTGACTCGGAGTTACGCATTCAGCAGTTTTCATATTTTAATTCGAGTATAACTCATTAAGTTTTGCAATGGTTTGTGGTCCTGCTTGGTATCCCTTATTGCTCGACGTTCCGAAATATTTTATTTGGAACTTCTTGACCCCACTCTGAGTCACTGCGCCGTAGAGCCCTGTGCTAGTAGAGTTGATTGGGAACATCCCCTCATACTTCAGGATATTTTGTAACGCTACGACGTCGGCATTTTTGTCACCTCTGTGCATCCAGTGAGTGAACGTGTGCTTTGGTTTTGGTGTGGTGTTTTCCTCGAGTATTAAGTTCTGAGTGTATCCTGCGTAGAAACATCTTGCCTTGAGAAATTCCTCGGAAATATAACGCTGTCCTTGAACGGCGTATGCTAGACCCCACGAGTCGTCAATGACAATGTATTTCTTTCCGTTCTTTAGCACGTTGTCCACTGCTGCGATTCCATGTCCGAGCATCTGTCCTGTTTCGTTTGGTTTAACGGTAGGGAAGTCAGTCCACTCATCTCTGTAAAATCTAACACCGAGCAAGACTGCTTTTCCTTTGGTTGTCATGTCAGCGATTGCATCCATTGTTATTGGAAGTTCTATGTACCCTTTCGATCGGTATTTCTTTGCTATCTCGTCTGTGGTCGCAGTAATTCCGTCAGTCAAATTCATTGCTGTTTCGTTTTTCATTTCTGATGGAACTAGACTTTCAAGTGTTGCGCCATGTTGGGTTGCGATGTCGAGAGCGTTTGGCAAATACATTCCACCAGTGTCTTTGTTTACTCTGCGAACATAAATATCTCGACGAGATAAATCTACGAACTCTCTGCCCTCGTATATTTCGTCGATGCCGAGTAGTTTTGCTGTGCCGTTGGCGACGCACGAACTACTTCCGTCTTGATTGAAAATAAGGAAGTGCTTTGGTGAACGCTCGGTCCACACTGGCGCTGATACTGCACCACACAATTCCTCATGCTGATAATCTTTTGCTTTTTCCTCGGGAGTTCTTGGGTCATCTATAACTCCGGGGAAGTTGTTTTCATTTTCCTCCATAATTTTAATTGATTAATTTTCTAATAAACTTTTATTTCGACTGTTTTTTCTTAATAAATAAAACTTGCGTGAATGCTTTGGCATTCTACCCCAGTCACCGACGGAGTGTTTTTCTGCCGAGAGTGATTTCTTTTTGCTTTTATTTCTTGCTCTTGTCATGCGACTTCAATTCTAACATTCACCAGACCGACCTTATCAGGTGAAACAATTCCTTTAAAACTTCCCTCCATAATATATTTGTCGTTATGAAACAACGCGTCAGCGATTCCTTTGTATATATTATCACAGTCACCTCTCGCGTCGTTCGCAAAGAATATTTCAATGTCCATTTTCGCCGGGCATTCCTTTGAGGAGGTGAGAGGTTTCTCTCGGCTCATTTCTGCCCAAGATAGTTTTTGGAGGGTGATGTCCTCTTTATGTTTTTTGTGGTATTGGGTCCGAACATAGACACCCCATGCTCGGTATTTTACTGCTGCAGGTTTTTTGGATCCTTTGAGTATTCGAGCATATGGGTATGGGTTTCCGAGTGGATCGTCTTGGTTTCCTTTGATTGTGAATTTTATCTCTCGCATTTTTCTAAATCAAAGCAGTCTTTTTTTTCTCTGCTTTTTTTAATGTCTAATAAATAAGTTATGCGTTCAAGTGTTTCAATTGTTTGTTTATTTAAATCGTCATGTCGTAGGTCCCAGTATATTTTTTCGTCGTAGACCGTTTGGTGTTCGTATATTATTTCACCGTCTGAGTAGACCGACACTCCATTGCTGTGATTTTCTATGAGTTGGACTGCGTTGAGGATGTCTGCGATTGTGATGGGGTCATTTAAAAAATCTTTATTTCTATTGGCTTTTTTGCATTTTGTTTTTATTATTTTTTTTAAGTCCTCGAGCATAGAGATTTTTAATTTATCACACTAATCACAGTATCGTTTTGTGTTCGTATTGAGTGATGTTTTTATTATCTCACTTATTATTTTTTTGCACAAGTTTTCTTAACTCAATCTTTTGTCCTCGCCTTTCAATTCTACTAAGACGCACATTTCTGCTATGCGTGAGAGTATTCTGTCGCCGTATCTTTCGCCAAAATCTTTGAACTGGAGGTTTGTCGTTATGATAGTTCTTTTCGTGTTTTCGTATCGGCGATTCACTACCGTATAAATAAATTCCACCACGAAGTCGGAAGTCTTTTCTGATCCGATGTCGTCAATAATCAAATAATCCTCGTTGCAAAGTTCTTTCACTTTGTCGTTATAAAACCCTTTAGCCATATAGTCCCTATACTCTGATAAAAGGAACACGAAGTTTTCGACTTTCACTCTTTTTAAATTGGCTATGGAGTGGCAGAAGTATGTTTTTCCGACTCCAGTATTTCCGTACACAAATATTCCCTTGTTTTCGTCTATCGCTTTTTTTACTGCGTCTTTTAAATTGTCAGCGCAGTTTTCTAGTGTGGCCTCTTTGTATCTGTTCATTTAGTTTAGTTGTTTTGCTTTTAATTTTTCGACCATGTCGCTTGAGTTGGTATTTTTATAAACGTTTGTGTTGGAGGTCCCTGCGTTGCCGTATGATGCTAGGTCGTCATTCCAACATTCCCCATTTAAAAATGTAGTAGGTTGTTTAACAAATCCCTTTTTCCAACGATCTGTTTGTTTGGCTTTTTCTATAAAAGTGAGAATGCTCTCAATTTTATCATCTAGGTTTTTTCTTTCCCATATCTCTTTTGATTTCTTTTTGAGTTCTTTCTTTGGGTATTGAATCCAAAATCTTTCAAAGACATTTTCTTGAGAGACTACTACTTTAGTTAAGTTAGGTTTAGTTAAGTTAGGTTTAGTTAAGTGCGATAGGGTATCTATACCCTCTAAAATAAGAGTTTTAAGGTCTTTTGGAGCTTCCTCAAGTTCTCTCTCTATTCCTTTTTGGACCATTGGACTCTTTTGATTCTGATTTTTTATAAAATTAACTAATCCTATCCACCCATTTCTATAAAAAACCTTATGGTCTTTTTCAAATCTTGAGACTATTTTTTCCACCATTTCTTTTTCTATCCCAGTTTCCATCGCTATTTTTTTGAGTGGTATCTCATAAATTCCACAGATATTTGTCGATGTGTTTGTAAGAAAATAAAGAAAAAGTAATTTTTCGATTGGATCAAGGTTTGACGAGTATGCGTCATCCCAGAATTTTGTGTTTATCATTCTTTGTTTTGACATTTTAGTTTTCCCTTTATTCCGAATCCACGCTTTACAAGTATGGATTCAGAATAAAAGGTGTAAAGCTAAATCTTTTTAATAATCGACCTATCACTATCATATTACGAACACTTTTTAAAAGCCAATTTTTCACGAGTGGATATCCTGTGCATAAAGTTTTCGGACCACCTCTGCCACTACGTTGCTCACAATTCCGTTGCCTAGCGTTTTGTATCGCTGTGTATCGCTTAGTCCCTCGGTCCATCCGTCAGGGTATCCCATTAGTCTTTCGCATTCGAGTGGTGTCAGTCTGCGCACGATTCCACTTTGGTATAACTGGTTATTTTCTTGAAACGCGTTCGCTGATACGGTAGGGGATTCCTCATAAATTCCACCCTCATTTTTTCCTCTCGGCTTTTGAATAATCATTGGGTGATTGTCGCCCATTTTCGATCTGATCGCAGGACTATTTTCTGTAAACATTCGCAGAGTTCCATCCTCTCGGTAGTCAGGTGATTTCTGAATAATCGTTGGCACCTCAATCTTGGTCATCACCCCTCCACCTGTGCCAGTCGGTATGGTTGGGCTTATTCCTCGGATGTTATGCACTCGTCTGATTTGCTCATGTCGTTTCCTCCACGTTTCAGTATCGAGGACTCCACTGACCTCAATATCTTTCGCGTCTGATCCTCCGATAGGAAATACTTTTTGTTTGGGTATTCCTCCAAAATGTCCGACAATGAAGATGCGTTCTCGGTTTTGTGCGACACCGAAATTCTTTGCGTTGAGAACTTGCCATTCCACGCAATACCCCAGTTCTGTAAGCGTGGCGACGATGGTTTTAAAAGTTTGGCCTCCGTCATGAGATAGCAGTCCTTTGACGTTTTCCAGTATAAAGTTTCGAGGTTGTTTTTCTTTGAGTATCCTAGCGATGTCAAAGAAGAGAGTTCCTCGGGTGTCGTCAAATCCCCTGCGTAACCCAGCAATTGAGAAAGCCTGACAAGGAAATCCTCCGACAAATAAGTCGAAGTCCGGGAGTTCTTTTTCGTTGATTTTTGTAATGTCCCCATAATTTTTGTGATTAAAATGTCGTTGATAAATGTCGACTGCGTATTTATTAATTTCGGAATAACCCACACAGGTGGCTCTTTCCATACCGATGCTGTTATCGCCGGGCATATTTTCCTCGGTGTGAAGTCCCTCATTTTTGGATTTATTATAAATTGATTCATACGCTTTTTCTATTCCTATTTCGAAACCTCCGATGCCTGTAAAAGTTGAGAAGTATTTCATGTTAATTTAACCAGTCATTAATAAAATCTCTTAAGTTGAACATTTTTTCCTCAAAATCTTGCTCTACGTCAGTGATCGCCTCCACTGGTGTTTTATACTCACACGATTTAACTAAATCAGGAACGTCGTCATGTTTCATTTCATACCAAGTGTGGTCTATTTGAAGTGCTGCCCATGCTAGGATATTTTTTGCTAGGTGTAACACTTCCTCTTTTGTGTAAGTTTCTTGGTTTGGAATATTTCCTGATACTATCGCCTCTGTGTATTCTTGTTTTTTAGTTTCGTTCATATTGTTTTTTTAATTGCTCGGTTAATATTTTCTTTTCCTGCTTAGTTAATTTTCTACCGAATCGACGTTCTATAAAAAGTATTTGATATTTTATCCAAGTTTCCATTTTATTTAGTGATCGTAGCAGTAAGTTTGACGTTTCTCACTATCCCTGAGGAGTTTGGTCCACTTAGTGCTTTCTCAATTAATTCTACTTGATATAAAATCATAGCGCATGGGTGACAGTGTTTTACATTGAATCGGTTGTAGTCGCCGGGGTATGTTTTATTTCTGCTTTGAGTCCCACACGATTTACATTTTTTCATATAAGTATTCCCTGCGCATAGTTTTCAATATCGACCCAGTCATGTGGGTTGTATCCCTCGCCTTTCATTGCAGGACCGTTGTTTATGGCCTCTTGAAAAGTAAT